GACGTTCCAGAAGAACGCCTCCAATTTCCCTGCCCTTATGAGCGGACTCAACAAAGACAGGCGGGTTGTTTCTGGCTACCTTTCTGTATTAGGTCCAGAGAAGGCGCTCAATCCACACGAAGGGCCGTGGGCTGGGGTGCTGCGTATGCACATGGGTTTGATTATACCCGACCCAGAGAAGTGCCACATCAACGTAGAGGGTGACAAGTATCACTGGCAGAATGGCAGGGTCGTTCTGTTTGATGACACATACAATCACTACGCCGTCAATGAAACTGACGAGTTACGGGTGATACTGTTCATAGATTATATGAGGCCCATGAGGTTTCCGTATAACCTGCTTAACTGGACAATCATGAAAATAAGCTGGGCCTTCCCGTACATATGGAGGCCGTTGATGAGACACAGGCGCTGGTCGCAAAAATTTTATGGCGATAAGTTACCAGTAACTTAAACGAGGCTAGGCATTATGGATATTGACAGGTTAATAACACAGCTAAAGGTTCACGAAGGTGTGCGCTCAAAGGTCTATCTTGATACGGAGGGTATTGAGACCATTGGCGTGGGGCGCAATCTCAGAGATAGAGGTCTATCGGATGACGAGATAGAGCTAATGCTGGCCAACGACATCAGGGACTTTCAGGAAGAAGTAGAGAGCGCCTTCCCGTGGTGGTCTGATATGGATGACGTGCGTCAAAGAGTTGTGGTGGACATGGCTTTCAACATGGGTCTCGGCTCCTTGTCTAAGTTTGTTAACACACTCGCTCACATTGAGAACGGGCGCTATGAAGAGGCTAGTGTTGAGATGCTTGACTCGAAGTGGGCAAGGCAGGTGGGTGATCGCGCAAATGTTTTGAGTGACATGATGAGGACGGGAGAGGACAATGGCTACTAAGGGAAAGAAAACCCTTCAAAAGGACAGTGTCTACGAGGAGTACGACGTTGATGGGGATGGTGTGGTTAGCGATGCTGAACTTGCCACGGTCAAAGCAATACACGAAGCCGAAGTCGCAGAAGAAAAAGCTGATGCTCAAAGAAAGATGGCGTGGATTTCTATTATGTCCATGCTCGTTTTTACTGCTTTTCTTTTCCTTCCTATTTTTCCTGATTCTCGGATTAAAGCTTTGGCTGATCTCTTTGGTCTTTTTTACATCGGCATGGCTGGCGTCGTCGGCGCTTACATGGGGATGACGGCCTACATGAGTGCTAAAAAATAGGAGCTTGAAGCGATGCTAAAGGTTTACGCCCTTATTGTGGTGCTGGGTCTTGTGGGTGGCGTGGGCTACGGTGGGTATTATTATTATAAGGATACCCAGCAAAGAATTAAAACGCTGACAGAGAACAATGCTAAACTTGAAGTGGCTAAACAACTTCAGGACGACACAATCCAAACGCTTGTTGAGGACGCAGAGAATTTCCGTGTCTTGAATAAGACGCTAGCGACTGAGTTACAGAACGCTGAAGAGTACAGGAATAACTTGATAGATAAATTACGGAAACACGATTTGACTAGGTTAAGTCAGAAGAAGCCTAACTTGGTGGAGAATAAGATCAACAATGGAACGAAGAAGCTTTTTAAGAGATTGGAAAGCCTTACTGCTTTGCCCCCCGACCCTGCTGCTGTTAAGTAGTTGCGGTAGCTGGAACCCTATTAAGCAGGTAGAGGTAAAGACCGTTCAAGTTGAGCGTGTTATTCCCACACAGCAGCGGCCACGTCCGCTGAAGCTGAGTGATATAACGTGGTATGTCGTAACGGATCAGAACTTTGATCAGTTCAAAAAGAAATACATCAAGAGGAATGGGGAGTTTTTGTTCTACGCATTTAGTGTGAGGGACTACGAAACTCTTTCTCTTAATATGGCTGAGTTACAGCGATACATCGGCCAGCAAAAACAGATTATTATTTACTACGAGCAAGCGGTAGCGCCTAAACCGAAGCCTGAGAAAGGCACTAATGGCAAGCCGAAGAAATGAAACAGAACGCATTTGTTTTCATCCTCGCCATTCTCTTTGCTGGGCTTTCGCCTCTTAGCGGAGCAAGTTCTGCTGACACGAACACAGTTAGTTCTACGGTGGTGACTGATAAGACGCCGCCTACAGCATCCGCTCCCAGCATCGTGGTAAACAATAATGATGTGTGCCGTTCTGGTATGAGCGTTGGCGCACAGACAGGCTTCTTGGGATTGTCCACGGGCCACACTATTATCGATAAAAACTGCGAGAGAATTAAGCTGGCTCGCAGCCTGTACGGGATGGGTATGAAGGTTGCTGGAGTTAGTCTTCTATGTCAGGACGCACGGGTGTTTGACGCCATGATGATGTCCGCAACGCCTTGCCCATATCGTGGAAAAATCGGTAAGGAAGCGGTGTTGGCTTGGGAGAAGAACTACCTTGAGGCTCCCGACCAGTCCACGTTTTATATAATTTTAGCAAAAAAGGCACAGGAAGAAGAGACGCGCTTGCAGAAAGAGCAGCAGGTGTTTGAAAGTTTTAATAACTCAGACGAGTGGCTCTATGAAAACGCCGAGTAAAACACTGACTAACTGTATTTACTCGTCAGTATGTGCTGCTGTGTGCGTCATGCTTTTTTCTGGCGCTGCAATATCTCAAAGCACGGAAGTCGTAGTCGGGTCAGAAACAACTGCCAATCAACTCCCCGGCATGAGTGAGTTTACTAAGTCAGGCGGGACCAAGACGGAAGCCGGTACTGGCGCTCAACGAGGCTGCGAAGCTGGAAAGTTTTGCACAGCAGGTACTCAAGGACCGGGTGGAACTTACTCCACTACGTTTAATTTTGAAGACAACATGACCATTGATGATATCAATCGTGGGTTCACAATGGACTACGGCGTAGATGTTGAGTCTCATCCCAGTAACTCTACTCTTTCGTCATGCGTAGGCGGGAACGTAATGCAGGGATCGGACTGCAAAGACATCTTTAATTTAACGCTTACTCTGTCAGAGCAGAACTCTGTCGTTCACAAGTTTGAGCATGAAGTTGAATTGGATTTTACGGGCGTTCGTTCTTTTGATTTCTCTCAGATTATACCGTCAAACAGTTTTACAAAACTTACTGGGGGGTTTGAGTTGTTCGGTATTGATGCCGGTTTCTCAAACGGCTTTTTCGGGCCACGGTTTGCCGCGCCCTTTCTTACAACCACGTTTGATCTTATTACGCTGGTAGAGGCGGAAGTCATTGATCTGATTACTGAAGAGATCAGCGCCCCAATAGTTATTGATGCCCCCGCCCCTGTGCTTTCAGCCCCTGCTCCTGAGCCTGAGATAGCGCCGCTTGCTCCTATCCAGATAGCCGAAGTGCAAGAAATACCAACAATCGAATTGGCTCCACCTGTTGTTGCGGCACCAGCGGCCCCCGAAGAAGTTTCGGTTTCAGAGTCGGTAGTTGCAGAAATAGAAGCAGAAGTTGAGCCGCAGCCAGAGCCGCAACCAGAGGCGGAACCGCAATCGGAACCTGAACAAGCACAGCCTGACGAGTCAGAGCCTGAGGAGCAACCTGAGGCAACGGAAGAGCAACCGGAGGAGCAGCCTGAGGCGACGGAAGAGCGACCCGCAGATACTAGGGAAGCTAAGGAGGAGCAGCCGGAAGAGAAAGCGGAGCCGAAAAAAGCCGTGGCGCAAAAGGCGAAGGAGAAGGCCGGTAAAAAAATTATGGATAAGATGAACGACAAGTCGCGCTACGATGCAACAAATCAGATTAGAACTCTGGCGGTTATGAATGTGATCTCAGCCAGCAGCGGTATATTCAAGCAGCAGTCAGCACTCAAAGATATACAGGGGTTCTTCCAGCCGACAACTATCCCAGACGGGTCTTTGCCTAAGAATAATTTTGCCGAGTACATGCTGTACGGCGGTAGCGATGCAGGTCACAGTGCTTTGATAGACACACAATACAGGTAGCAGATATGTACGAATATAAATGCAAGGTGGTCAGAGTAGTTGATGGAGACACGGTGGATGTAGATATCGACTTGGGGTTTGATGTCTGGCTATCAAAGCAGCGAGTTCGTTTGTATGGGGTAGACACTCCCGAAAGCAGAACCCGCGACAAAGAAGAGAAGAAGTACGGCCTTCGCGCCAAGGCTTTTGTGGAGCATCACCTTCCCCTTGAA